TCTCATGAAAGTGCTCTGGCTGGTTTCCCCCCTCTGGGGTTCCTCTCAGGTGCTGCCCCTCGGTGAGTCCCCCGGGGCACTAGTAGTGTGCCTTGAGGGGCCTAGTGGGGTCAACCTAGGGGTAACCCTGAGGGATGGCAGCCTATGGGGACCATTAGGTGTACCCTATGGGGACCTTGAGGGTCATAGGTGGGGACTATCTATGTGTTGCCCTATCTGTACGACCCATTGGGGTAACCCTGAGGGGGCATCCTGAGGGTTTGACTACTGGGACCATCCGGCTTTGCCTATCCTTGAGGGGACCATTTAGGGCGATCCTGAGGGATCACGTAGACACTGCACTAGATGGGCCTCTGTAGTGGGCCTTTGGTCGTTCCTCCTTTGTATCGTTGATTGAGACTCTACTTTGCCTGAACTATTGGGGCACGTCAATAGGTTTCCTGAGGGATTATCTGTCTTATTGCTCTTGACGGTCTCATACCGTCTGTGGTAGTTCTTGCGTGCGTTCTGGATCATTGGTGGATTCCGGACCATTGGCCCACACTATAGGCAATCTTAGGGTTTGCCCTAGTGACAAACTCAGATTGTCCCTGTATAGTTCGTTCCATGCACTGCAATGCAGTAGCAGCCCAGCAGCACCGGGTCACGGTCTTTAAGAATCTGTTGAATGTGTGTTGACAACTGGCTGAACGGTCTGTATAGTTCAGTCTCAGTAGCACGGAACGAAACCTGAGAGTCAAAGCCGACGTTAAATGCTAGGTCTAGTCCGGTTTGCGGGTCTCCTTAGTGAGCGATGCAGACAGCGAAACAAAGTAGTTGACAGACAGACAGCGATTCGATAAGATAGCGTCACGGTTGCAGCGAAAGCAGCGACTGAGTAGCAGAAAGCAGTTGACAGACAAAGCGTGGTGTGCGATACTGGCACCACTGACCAAACGAAGACAACGGAGTGCAGACCATGTTGAAACCCCTCAAGCGAGCCTTCAAGGCTTACGCTGAAGCTGCCAAGATGATTGCGGCCAAGCGTGTCGGGTTCGTGGTCTGGTCGGCTGAGTACCGCGCAGTACACGTCGCATTCACCCTCAAGGGTGCCATCGAGTGGCAAGGTTGCTACGACGATGCGGTGATCGTGGCGGGCCAGCGAGTGATCCGTAACGCCTGATACCGGCAAGGGTATCGGTTGATCGAGTAGGGGCGCACAAGCGATGTTGCGCCACGGGCAACGGCCCGGTAGGAAACCCGCATAGCGACGGGACGGACCCCTGCAAGGGGAACCACGAGGCGACCATCCGGGGCGTCTGATAGAATACCGGAACGATTACTGGGTTGCGTAGGGGCCTCAGAGTGTGCCAATGCGTAATGGATATACCCGACGATTCGGGTCACTGTCCTAGTGAAACGAGCTAACGAGCTAGACGCGAAACGAATGGTCAAACCCAAGGGTGCCCGCAAGGGTGCCCTTCAATGTGCCCACTCAAGGAGTCCATCGTGACTACCAAGCCTGTAATCTTCGCAACGTCTGTAACCGAAAGCTCCTGCGGTGGCAAGGTAACCCGAACGCTGGCCCACGCTACCCTCACGGTGCGCCAGACGGACGGCCAAGCGACGATCACCAATCGGGCAGGGGTTACCATGCACCTCGACAAGGATGCCGCTCTGGGCCTTCTGGTGGCCCTACAGGATGCCTTCAAATGAGCTACCTTCTGAGCTACAAGGCCCGCGAGCCGGGTGTCCGATACCTTGTCACCAAGTACGAGGAATTCGCAGACATCGCAAGCATTCTCGACCGTGCCGGTGAACTGATTCAAGCCGGTTTTGCAGTACACATCGAACCCATCGCAACCCGCTAAGGAACCCATCATGTCCTTCCTCATCATGTCCGCTTTCCGCCAAGGTCTCAGCCAAGAGGAGAACCTGCGCCGTCACCATCAACTCGACGCAACGTGGTCTTCGATCCTCGGGGCGCACCCCAAGCTGACCCTCGGGTCGTATGTCGAGAACGAGAGCGGCAAGGCTGGCGTGGAACTCGGGATCAAGATCGAGGCATCCGGTTCGGTGCCCTTCCCCAAGGTCCTCCAGATCGCCCTCAAGCTGGCCCAGTTCTTCGATCAGGACTCGGTGCTGGTCGTGGACTACAGCAAGGACGCAACGCTGGTGTACCCCACTGGTGAACCCGATAGCGCCCTCGGCAAGTGGACCCCGGTGTCCCAGTCGCAGGCCCTGAAGCGCCCCTACTGGACGAACATCTCGGGCCAGTACTTCATAACCGAGTGATGTAACGCCCAAGGGTATCCCAAGCGGGTGCCCTTCAACGTTACCACTGGAGAAACACGATGGAACAAGCCATCCGCATCAACGTGGCGAAGCGCCAGCCCAAGCCGGGTTGGAACGGCAAGCCCACGTACCGCCACCACTGCGCGGTATCTGTCGATCACCTCAGCAACTTGGATGATGTCCATGCGCTGATCCAGCAACTCCGCGCGGCGTTCCCTGAAGGGGACTACCACATCACCGCCACCCGCTGGGTGCATCGCGGCGAGGGTCTCAACATCGAGGGGTGCGACCGTGACCGCTGACCGTGAGGTCCTGCTGGGCTGGCGCGTGTATCGGGACTGCGGCTCACAACCCGGATGGGAAGTGGGCGTGTTCCTGTACGAGCCGGACGCGATCCGCTGGATCAAGGCTAACCGGGGCGCCAAGCTGCGCGGATGGTCCCCCGCCTGCTGGTCTCGCAACTATCGGCACCATCAAGTGCCCTGCGTGCGGGTCGGTGGGCAACTGTTCATTCTCCGCGCTGTTCATGAGGACCCGAAGCCATGAGCGCAACGCAAGGCCGTTTGGTGGAGATTCATGTCCACTTCAAGGGTGGCAAGGTCGATGTCTACCACATCACCGGCATACCCAACGCGAGGTCACTGTCTCGCACCCTGATGGGAAACCCTCAGGTAGTCAAGGTTAACCTGCTGTACACTGGCGAAAGAGGAGCCACACGATGATTGTCAATGCCGCAACCTTCCGCGCTATCCTGCGCAACGTCCCTAACAACGCCCTGCGCCCCATCGTGATTGGGGACTTGGCGGCCAAGCGGTTCGCCGCTGTGGTGGACCACGAGGTGCCCATCAACGGGACCTACCACGTCACCAACAAGGACACCAAGGCCGAGGTCTGGCTGGCCGGGGATGACTACGCCCTCGCCAAGTCCCTCGCGGTGGAACTCTACAACGCCGCAGGGGACATCACCCTCAAGGATGCCCTGCTGTGGATCGTCCTGCGCTCTTACGAGGAGGAACTGCGCAATGGCTTCTAACCGCGTGGAGTACCTCGGGCATGGCCCTGAGGGTGGCATTCAGGAGCACTCCAAGGGTGCCCTGCATCCGCTGGTAGCCGTGGTTGTCGATGCGCCTGCCGATGCTGTGGACCAGCGCAAGCGCACCTACTACATCGACCCTCGCAAGGACGGCAAGGATGTGACGGGCCAGTGGAAGAACCCGATGTTCGCCCACAAGTATGCCCGCCTGTACCTGTGGGGCTACTCGCACTGCAAGGAGCGCCCGCTTACCGAGGGGCTGAACAAGTTCGCCGCTGCGGAAGGCCGCACGGTGGAATCGCTGTACAACGAGGCCGAGAACGAGGCCCTTGACGCTTGCGAAGGAGTCGCAGATGCAAACCTTTAAGACCTACGTGTGGCCGGTGCTGGTGCTGGTCATCATCGCCGCGTGCTGCGCCCTGACAACGGGGTGCGCAGTCACAACGGTGACCGTCAACAACAACATCGAGGTCCACGATAGCAACATCGCTGTCGAGGCCAACAAGGTCCAATCGGTCCGCCCGCTTACCGCCATCTGAGGAGCCAACACCATGTTCAATCGAATCAAGCGCGCAGCACTGTGGGTCATCGACCTGCCGGTCATCTCGCACATCCTCGTGGCTGTCCTTGCGCTGATCATCGCGCTGGGCATCTGGCTTTGGTACATCATCACGAAGACCGCGATCATCGCGTGGTCCCTGATCTGCCTGCTGTTCAGTCCGATCCTCGCGCTGCTGACCTTCCTCGAATACGCCTTCGACGGCTGGGGCAGCCTGCGATGATGCCTCCCTTGACGGACCCTTCATGGGCAACTGTCAAGGCCGCCACGTTCGCAGTAGCCGGGGTTCCCGCCAAGTGGAACCTCGGGGTAGGACCCTGCGGCGAGTACGTGGAGACCCTAAGGGTGTTCATGAGCGCCACCGATCTGGTCATCCACCAGATCACGAACCAATCTGAAAAGCTGTTCGTGTACGCTAGGTCCGACATCACGGGCCGCGTCACATTCCAACTCTAAAGGAGCTACACCATGCGTCAATCCGCCATCGACCCCGCACTCGCATCCCCCATCGGCCAACGCGCAGACGAAACCGGCGCGAACTTCCCGTTCTCGGGGCAACTCAAGGGTGACTCGTGGTACGTCTTCGACGCGACCACTGGTGGCTGGGGCAACACGCCCTACCAGACCTGCGCTGCGGCTGAGAACGCTGCGGCTGAGTGCAAGCGCAACCAGCAGGCCCGCATCGCTGCGGATGTCCTGAAGCAGGCCGAGGCCAGCGAAACCAAGCGGGCAACCCGCAAGGCCAAGCCCGCCGAGCCTGTCGCATCCGATACTGTGGGTCAAACCACCGAGGCGTAACGCCCGGGTCCCTTCCCCGCGAGGGGACCCCAACGTTCCACTTCAAGGACACCGCGATGGTATCCATCGAGCAAGCCATAAGGGACCACTGGGCTTCCCTCACACCAGCCCAACGCAAGGAACACATCGACCTCATGGTCAACTTTCACCACGTCAAGGAGCAACGAGCCATGCGAATCACCAGCCAAGTCAACACCCTGAACGAGTACCGCGCCGCGTTCTTCGTCAAGGCCCTGCGCCAGTTGGCCCGAAAGGTGGGGCTGGAACTGGCCGAGAAGACGACCGCGCAAAGCGTGTGCCGCCTGCTGGCCGATACCTACGACGACCGCTTCGGGTACAAGGCGCACATCCCCTCGCCGCACCTGAGCTATCTGGACTTCAGCACCAAGGACGGGCGCCTGCTGCGCTCCCTGCTGGACCCGGTGCATCTGTTCCATGTCTTCAACGGGCTGGCACAAACCCCGCACACCCAGCAGCAGGAGCTTGTGGTGTTGGGCGAGCACGCCCTGCGCATCATCCGCCAGACGGTGGACCACGGCCTGCGGGACACCCTCGAAGCGATCACGAAGGAGGCCCGCTGATGATCCTCCGCAACGCACCCGCACTGGGCTACACGTTCGAGCAGGCCCGGTCGCTGGGTTTCGCAAGTGCATCGAGCCGCGAGGCATGGGCCAGGACCGAGCAGCACAACGCCATGATCGAGGGCCAGCCCGCAAGGGCTATCGCCTCCCGGTTCGCCGCCGAGCGCAACCTCAAGGAGAACCTGCACCGGGCCATCGAGCGGTCCAAGACGGGCCACGGTCTCCCGGGGATGCACCGCAGGGGGACCATCACGCTGCACGGCAAGGACCCCGAACGGGTCGCCATCCAGCACGAAACGTGGGAGGAGTTCCGCGATGCAGTGGTCGATGTCCGCCCGCTGAACCCGCAGTCCCACACCACGCACTACCACCCGCAGCGCAAGGATTGACATGTCCCAGAACAACGAAGGTTTCGAGAAGTCCCGCAACACCAAGCCCCGCCGAGATTGGGCGGACCTGCAAGCTGCCCGCAAGCGCAAGGAGAAGCGATAATGTTGATCGTGAAGCGCGGTAAGAACACCGCCAAGACCATCACCCACAAGACCCGCGTGGTCAACGCCCATGACTTCGAGTGCGCCCAGTGCGCGTTCGCCAATGACAACGAGGCGTGCCGGACCCACGACTGCGATCCCCGGGACTTCCCCGAGCAAGGGCTGGAGTCTGGTGTGACCATCATCTGGGTGCCCCGCAAGCGACTGGAGAACCACGATGCCTGACCTGTTCGCCCTTCATGGGTTCCATGCCTACGAACCGCAAGGCGCCCTCAAGTTCAACCTGCGCCAGATCACCGAGGCGCTGGCCCGCAACGGTCTGCTGTATGTGGGCCGCAAGGTGGACGGCATCCGGGGGATCATTCAGGTCCACAAGGATGGGCGCGTGACGATCACCAGCAGGTCCTCCAAGGTCCTGCCCGCCCTCAAGGAACTCGTGCCGCCCTACCTCAAGGAGACCGTGCGAGAGACCTTCCCGGACGGCATCGTGTTGGACTGCGAGTTGTCCGTCAAGGGCCGCACCTTCCAAGAGGGTGGGGGGGACCTTCGCCGCAAGAAGGCTATCGACAACAAGGCCCTGATCGTGTGGCCGATCCAGTCGTTCAACTACGACGACATCCGGGCCGGTCGCCGGTCGGTCCTGTCCTTCGTGCAGCGCCGGAACAATGCGCAAGCCGTGGCCGAGAAGCTGGGCGCCCTTATCGGGTTCGGCGTGGCTGACCTGCGCTTGCAGTCCCTGCTGGACGTGGACGACATCGAGCCGCGCTTCATCGAGCAACGCGAGCAAGGCTTCGAGGGCCTGATCCTGTACGCCCCGGATGCGCTGGACCGGGCAGGCAAGGTGCTGGGCTGGTGGAAGGTCAAGCCCGAGGACACCATCGACGGCAAGGTCATCAACTGGGGTGAGGGCACCGGCAAATTCGCAGGGATCACCGGCTTCGTCACGGTCGAGTACGAGGACGGGACTGTCGGAGATGTCGGCACGTTCGAGGGAGATGAGGACGCAACCCGCCGACTTACCCGCGAGCAGTGGATCGGGCGCTATGTCGAGGTCCGCTACATGGAGCGCACCGACGATGGCAACCTGCGCCACCCTGTCTTCGTGAAGTTCCGCGACATCGAGGGCGAGGAGGGGGTCAAGTCATGAGCCTGCCCCTTGTGGTCCTCCTCTCGGGCGCCGCTGTGGTCCTGATCGCAGTGTGCCTCATCAAGCTGGGCGACGTGATCGACAACGAGGTCTCCGACCCGTTCCGACATTAACCCACACTACAGGCTGACTTAGCCACGACCCTCTTGGGTGCGATTAACCCGCACTATAGGGGGGTCCTCTAAGTTTCCCTGAAAGGTAACCTATAAGGGTTTCCTCTAAGAGAGACATAAAGATCAACATAATCCTATAAGGTATCCTATGGACGCATATGCAACCCTGAGCGAGTTGTACGGGGCTGACCTCGCGGAGGCCCAGCGGGCTATCGAGGCTGAAGCCTACGAGGTGGGGGCCGCAAGGTTCCTCGCAGCGATGGAGGCTAAGGCCGAGCGCGGTGAGGGTGCCGATACCAAGGTAGCACGCCCGCTGATCGCTGATCTGGTCCCCAAGGTGCAAGCCGGGATCGAGGAGTTCCTCGCGCTGACCCAATCCGGCAAGGCTGGTAGGCGCCACGCTGCGGCTAAGTTCCTGTCTCAGGTATCTGTCGAGCGAGCCGCGTTCATCACCCTGCGGTGCATCCTCAACGCGATGACCCAAACGAGCGGCGGGTCGGGTTCCTCTAAGGTCCCGACTGTCATCTCAGTGACGATGGCTATCGGCCACGACATGGAGGACGAGGCCCGGTTCGGTCGGATGCGCGACGAGAACCAGAAGCACTTCGATGCGCGGATCGCACCCGCCATTGCCCAGCGTTCCGGGGACCACTTCAAGCGAGCGTATGCCCGTGCTGTCGAGGTCGCCATGCAGGATGCTGGGGAGTTGGACGAGTGGGATGGCTGGTCGAATCAGGAGCGGGCCGCTGTCGGACTCAAGCTGGTCGAGATCGTGATCCAGTCCACCGGCCTGATCGAACTCAAGCAGGAGCACAAGGGCGATCCCAAGCGCCACCGGGTCGTGGTCGAGATCACGGACCAGTACGCCGAATGGCTGGCGAAGCGGACCCACACACTGGCGGACATGACCCCAGCGTATGCGCCCTGCGTAGTCCCGCCCAAGCCGTGGATCAACCACCGCGCTGGCGGCTACTGGTTCAACGAGGACAAGGCCCCGCTCATGCTGGTCCGTGGGTCTCCGAAGCGCAACCGGCGCTACAGGGACGTGGACCTGACGAAGGTTCTGGCCTCCCTGAACGCCATCCAGAACACCCCGTGGACCATCAACAAGCGGGTCCTCGAAGTGGCCGAGCAGGTAGCCCAGTGGGAGAACCCTCCAGTCAAGAAGATGCCCTCTCATGTCACCCTCGAAAAGCCCGAGCGGCTGGACGAGATGGACGAGGACGAGGCGGTCCTGAAGCAGTGGAAGAAGCAGGCCGCGCTGGCGTACCGCAAGGAGAAGGCCCGCAGGTCCCGCCGCTACCAGTTGGAGACCTCGCTGTTCCAAGCCCGCAAGTACGCTGGGTTCGAACGGCTGTGGTTCCCCTACTCTCTGGACTTCCGGGGCCGCATCTACGCCGCCACCAAGTTTTCCCCGCAGGGGCAGGACCTCGACAAGGCCCTCCTCCTGTTCGCTGATGCCCCGGAGATTGGGGTGGGCGGGGAGTTCTGGTTGCGGATGCACCTCGCCAACACTGGCGGGATGGACAAGGCAACGATGGAGGAACGAATCCAATGGACGAAGGACAACGAGGAGATGATCCTAGCGGTGGCCGCAAACCCACTCGACTGCTTGTGGTGGGCGACCGACGCGGACTCGCCCTTCTGCTTTCTCGCAGCGGCTTTCGAGTATGCGAACTGGAAGGCGATTGGCCCGAGCTATCGCTGCGGTCTGGCGATTGCCTTCGATGGGAGTTGCTCCGGGATTCAGCATTTCTCCGCGATGCTCAGGGACGAGATTGGGGGCAAGGCTGTGAACCTGATCCCCTCGGAGAAACCCTCCGACATCTACCGCATCGTGTCCGACAAGGTGAACAAGGTTCTCCTCAAGGACCTCGCAGATGGCACCGCAGATTACACGGACACCATCACCGACAAGGAGACAGGAGAGATCACCGAGAGGCCACGCCGGGGCACCAAGACCTTGGCCCGCCACTGGATGGACTACAAGGTGACCCGCTCGGTGACGAAGCGGAGTGTGATGACCCTGCCTTATGGGTCCAAGAAGTACGGCTTCACGGACCAGCTATTCGAGGACATCGTGCAGCCCGCCAACGACGAGCGCCCGGATACCTTCCCGGCTCCCAGCGAGGCGTGCAGCTACATGGCTGGCCTGATCTGGGACGCGCTGGGCACCACCGTGGTGGCCGCTGTCGAGGCGATGGCGTGGCTCCAGAAGGTGGCTGTGATCCTCGTAGGTGAGGGGATGCCGTGCCACTGGGTGACCCCTGCTGGGTTCCCTGTGTGGCAGGAGTACCGCAAGACGGACGCCCACCGGATCGACACCGTGATCTGCGGCAACATCCGGATCACCATGACGGTCAACAAGAGTGAATCCCAAGGGGGGCAGAAGCCGCTGGACCGCCACAAGCAACAGAACGGTATCAGCCCCAACTTCGTACACTCGATGGACGCGAGCCACATGATGCTGACCTGCCTCGCCGCATCCCAGAACGGGGTGCAGCACTTCGCCACCATCCACGACTCGTTCGGAACTGCACCCGGCCTAGCTGGCGTGATGTTCCAGACGGTGCGCGAGGTGATGGTCGAGACCTACTCAAGCCGCGATGTCATTCAGGACTTCTACACCACCTTCGACTCGCTGCTGTCACCAGACGCCCGGGACAAAATCCCAGCGTTCCCGGCCAAGGGCAACCTTGACCTCTCGCAGATTCTTTCGTCGCAGTATTGCTTTGCCTAACCTCAAGGAGATCACCATGACCCACACCCACCACTCGCACACCCCGGAACAGAACCTCGCCGCCCGCATGGCGCACGTTGCCCGCATGTCCGCTCTCGTGGAAGACATCACCGAGGAGGGCACGCAAGGGCCGCGCCGAACTGCTGGCCCATGTGGAGAACCTGAAGAAGGAAGTGATCGCGGTCTACGCTGCCGAGAGGCCGATACGATCCGCATGGGCAAGGCTTACCTGCACCACGCCCGGGTTATGCCCCTGCCGGAAGACGGCCCGGTCTACCAGAAGGAGACGGACAGCACCCACATGGCCCTGTCGGACAACGGCGAGGACACCCGCACGGTTCACCCCTCGTGGGAAGACCGCCTGCCGGAAATGGAAGACGGCTTCCGCCCGGGTCCCTTCGAGCGCCTCCCGCTGGCTGGCCCCGCAGGTTTCTACGGCACGGTCGCCAAGGCATGGGGCTACGTGAAGGGCCTGTTCGCATGAGCGCCCCCATCGTGGACATCAAGGGCCGAGAGGTCCAAGTGGGCGATGAGGTCGCCTTCGCGGGTGCCCAGCACTGCGCCATCCACATCGGGAAGATCATCAAGATCAACCCGAAGACCGTGCGCATCGAGTACGAGCGGGCACCTAAGTACATCCGGACGGTGGACCGCCACCACGGCGAGGGCAAGGCCGACTTCGTGAAGGTGGGCGCATGAGCAAGGCATCCCTTTCGTGCGAGACCTGCAAGCACTTCATCGCCAATGAGTTCGGCGGCCAGCCTGAGTGCGCCCGCACGAAGACCGTGCAGGTGTACCCCGCGAGGGTCCACAAGGAGCACCATAGCGTCCACTTCAAGACATGTGATTTGGAGAGGAGCCGGGACTTCCCGGGGTGCGGAGAACTGGCCCGCCACTGGGAACCCAACTGGTGGGAACGAAACCACGCCCCTGCAAAGATGGCGCTGGTCTGTGTGCTGGTGACCCTGCTGTACTTCATCGCACGATAACCCACACTACAGGAAGCCCCGCCCAGACCCGGGTGGGGCGCATCGAACAAGGAGAACATATGAGCCGAGAACTGCGCCGCCGAGACAATGGCCGAAAGCTGGTCGTCGTGCCCTGCTCCCGTACCGTGGACTGCGTGCGCAACGCGAACGGTAACCGGAAGGCCGAGGCCACCTTCGAGCCGCCCTTCAAGACCCGCGCTGTCAAGCTGGGCACCGACTGGTATCTGCTGACGCAGCCGGTCTACGCCGAGGCGCTGGACAACAAGCGCACCACCCTCACCGAATACACCGGCAGGTTCCCCCGCGTGGCGGCCCTGTGGATCAACCTCAAGGAGAAGTTCAAGCGATGACTGCCCCTGCAATCCTCGGCCTAGCGGCTGACCATCCGGGCGCCGGAAAGGATACCGCCTTCGCGGAACTCCAGAAGGCAAACCCGGATGTCCAATTCGTGAACGTCAAGTTCGCTGATGCACTGACCGATGAGGTCGCCGCGCTGTTCCCCAAGGTGTCCCGAGAGGACTTCCTGAACATCCGCAACGACCCGGCCCTCAAGGACTACCCGTTCAACTTCTTCAAGATCGACAACATCGACGGGAAGGCTAACAACGGGATCGGCTCGCACTACTCCGCTTTCCTGTACAACCACCACCGCGAGCTTATCGGCCAGCGTATCAGCGTGCGCCAGCACCTCCTGATTTACGGCACCGAGTTCACCCGCGAGTTCCGTGGCGAGCAGGACAAGTGGCTGAACCTCGGGCTGGACGCTGCGGCCCGCGTGGCAGCACTGGGCGCTGTGGCCGTGGTCACGGATGTCCGCTTCCCGAACGAGGCGCGCAAACTGCAAGAGATCGGAGCGCATCTGGTCCACATCGCTGCGGACGGGCTGGTGAATGCCGGTCTCGACAAGCTGACCAACATTGCCGAGGGACACCTCGACGGCTGGGACTTCGACCTCCGCGTGAAGAACGTGTGGGGCAAGCCCGAGAACATGGGAGTGCAATTCAATGCCAAGTACCGCTGGTAAACCCCTGAAGGACTTCCTCGTGAAGTTCAAGCTGGACGGTGCCGCGTGGCTGGTGACGGAACGCTGCAAGGCGCCCAACATCGACCTCGCCTTCGTCTGGGCTGAGGAGTTCTGCGATGCGAACCACGGATTCGAAGTGGACTACATCGCGGAGCTTTAACCCACACTACAGGAACACGGGACCCGCTCGGTCCCACTGATACCCGAAACGATTACCTCAAAGGAGAATCCCACATGAGCAACGCACCCGCACAAGCCACCAAGCCGACCACGCTGGTCACCCCGCTGGCTACCGTCTTTGGCTTCGTGAACATCACCAAGCCGGACACCAAGTACAAACCCGAAGGCGAGTTCAAGATTCGCGTGAAGGTCCCCAAGGAGGCCGCGCAGGACCTCTACGAGTCGCTGGCCCAACAGGCCGAAGCCAAGCTGGCCGAGGTCGTGAAGCGAGCCAAGACGGACGCGAAGTTCAAGGCAACCCTGAAGGGCAAAGCCCCGAAGGCCGCCGACCTGCCGTTCTACGAGGACGACGAGGGCAACTACGTGTTCACCTTCAAGAGCAAGGCCAGCTTCATCTCGAAGAAGCCCGGTTCGGAAGGCGAGACCATCAACCGCACGATCCCGGTGTGGCAAGGCAACAAGCGCCTGCGCCCGGAAGACATCCCGAAGTTCGGTGAAGGTTCGACCGTGAAGGTTTCCTTCGTGGCCGCTGACTTCTTCACCGCAGCCGTGGGCGCTGGCATCACCCTTCGACTGGAAGCTGTGAAGCTGATCAAGGCTGTCGAGTACACTGGCGGCGGCAGCAACCCGTTCGGTGACGAAGATGGCGAGTCGGACTACCAAGAGTCGGAAGCACCGGGCAACGCCTTCGGTGACGATGATGATGGCGATGGTGGCACGGCCAGCGAAGACGTGGACTTCTAACATGGCAGGCCGACCGTTCAAACGAGCGGGCGGCTGGGGCACTCACCAGACCGCTGCATACCGTAGTGGTCTGGAGGACAAGATCGGCGCACAACTGGAGAGGGCTTCCCTCCCAGTTGTGTTCGAGCAGTTCGAGGTGCGCTATGTCGTACCTGCCAGCAACCACAAATACACCCCTGACTTCGTTCTCCCCAACGGGATCGTGATCGAAGGTAAGGGCATCTTCGACGCGGACGACCGAAAGAAACACCTCCTGATCAAGGAGCAGTACCCGGATTTGGACATTCGCTTCGTGTTTAGCAACAGCAAGGCCAAGCTCTACAAAGGCTCGCCCACCTCCTACGGTGACTGGTGCAGCAAGAATGGCTTCAAGTTTGCGGACAAGCTGATCCCGCAGGCATGGCTGGATGAACCCGGCACTGGTCGGTCGCTCGTTTCACTGACCCGCAAGAAATCGAAGGAGGCATAACCATGTCCCTCCCCGCACCGTACCCCGGTCTGCCGCCGCTCAAGAAGCGTGCCGCGACCCGCACCATCTTCGTTCACGCCGCTGACACTCCACCCACAATGGACATCGGCGCGCGCGACATTCACCGCTGGCATGTGGTCGATAACCACTGGGCCGCGATAGGCTACCACTTCGTCATCCGCCGCGATGGCACCGTGGAGGGTGGCCGACCCCACGATACCGTAGGTGCCCAAGTGGCAAGCCGCAACAGCGACTCCATCGGCATCTGCCTCGTGGGTGGCAAGGGCAAGTTCTCCGGAGCGGACCCTTACGCGCATTACACGAAGGAGCAAATCCTGTCCCTCGTGATCACCATCAAGTCCCTTCAGGAAATCTACCCGGGCACCAACGTGCTGGGCCATCGTGATGCCGACAAGGGCAAGCAGTGCCCGTCCTTTGACGCGAAGGCATGGTGGGAGTCCCTGAAGGGTTAACCCACACTGGAGGAGAACAACATGGGAACACCATCGTCTTACCTTCCGTTGACCCACAAGTCCGGCTCCGATGAGCAGCGCGTGCAGGTTGACATTGGCTCCACCGGGTTCGCCCTCGGGCGGGAGTTCCGCACGTTCGTCCGGCTGAACCACACCTCGGCTACAACCATCTACCTGCGCCTCATAGCGCCCATCAACTTCAACCTGCTGAGGCAGAAGCTGACGTTGGTGTCCGGCGCGGCGGAAGCAACCGCATGGCTGGGTGCAACGCCCAGTTCCTTCGTTGGGGCCACCGTTCCGATCATCGGGCGCAACCGCCAGATTGGCCGAGAGGGTTACCCCACGGAGGCTGATCCGCCCTACGTGGCCCAGCTTACGTTCGAGAAGGCTTCCTCGGGGACCTTCTCGGGCGGCACCGAGGTGGATGTCCTGCAAGTCAATTCAGGCACCAACCAAGGCAGTAACTCGTCGTCCAACGTGGACAGCGAGAGCGATGTCAGAGGTCTCCCACCGGATACCTACTGGCTCAAGATCGGCCCCATCGCGGGGATTACCAACACCGATCAAGTCATCGGCACCTATGAACTCGTGTTCGAGGAACGCCCCGCTGACCTGTAGCACAAGACCCCTGACCTACCCGGTTGGGGGTTTTTGCGTAATTAACCCACACTATCGGACTTAACTCTGATGGAGATGACAATGGCCCGACAAGACAACGACCGCGACGAATCCTCGGACTTCGTTCGGCATGTGCCGTGCGACGAGTGCGGCAGCAGCGATGCGAATTCGCTCTACACCGATGGTCACCAATACTGCTTCGCCTGCGAGACTTACGTTCCGGGAGATGGGCAGGACCTGCCGGAAGGCATGAAGGGCCGCACGAACCGCGCCGAGGGTACGGTCTCGATGGGGCAGGCCCAAGGCCAGTACAAGGCGCTCCCCGTTCGCGGCCTCTCTGAGGAGACCTGCCGCAAGTTCGGGTACTGGGTCGGCAAGGTGAAGGGCGAACTGGTTCAGGTGGCGGACTACCGCGACACGACCGGCGCGCTGTTGGGCCAGAAGCTCCGCAACAAGGACAAGGAGTTCTCGTGCCTCGGGAAGGTCTCCCGGGATCACCTCTGGGGTTCCAACCTGTGGTCCGGCAAGGGCAAGATGATCGTGATCACCGAGGGTGAGATCGACGCGATGAGCGTGTCCCAGCTTCAGGGGAACAAGTGGCCCGTGGTGTCGCTCCCCACTGGGGCCAAAGCTGCGGCCAAGACCCTAGCGGCGAACTATGAGTACCTCGATGGGTACGACAAGATCGTCCTCATGTTCGACAACGACGAACCCGGCCAGCAAGCCGTGCAGGAGTCCTGCGAGGTTCTCCCAGCGGGGAAGGTGTTCATCGCCAAGTTGCCCCTCAAGGACGCCAATGCGTGCCTGATCGACGGGCAGGGGGCAGCCGTGATGGACGCCATCTGGAACGCCTCGCCGTATCGCCCCGATGGGGTTGTGGCAGCGCGCGACCTGATCGACCGCATCAAGCAGCGGGCCGTGGTCAAGGGGATCGACTTCCCGATGGGAGTGGTCCTCAACCAGATGACTCTGGGGGTCCGTGAGGGTGAGGTCGTGATGTTGACCTCGGGGTCCGGGATGGGCAAGTCCAGCTTTGCGCGCGAGTGCGCCTACGGCTGGGGCCGCTCGATGGGCTACCGGATCGGCATGGCCTTTATCGAGGAATCGGTGGAGGAGACCTGCCTCGACATCGCTGGCCTGCACCTGAACAAGCGCATCCGCCAGTACCCCGATGCGGTCTCGGTGACCGTCCGGGACGAGGCGCTGCATGACCTGTTCGAGAACGACTCCTACCACCTATACGATCACTTCGGGTCTGCCGGTGAGGACAGCCTGCTGAACAAGCTGCGCTTCATGGTGACCGTGCTGGGCTGTCAGTTCATCATCCTTGACCACCTCTCGATTGTCGTGTCTGGCATGGACGAGGCCGAGGATGAGCGCAAGACGATTGACCGCTTGATGACGAAGCTGAAGACCCTCGCCAAGACAACGGGCGGGCGGTTCGTGGTGATCAGCCACCTGAAGCGGAAGGACAGCAAGAGCACGAGCCACGAGGAGGGCGGGCAGATCAGCCTGTCGGAGCTTCGCGGCTCAGGCGCCATCGCTCAATTGTCGGACACAGTGATCGGCTTCGAGCGGGACCAGCAAGGCGAGGACCCGAACCTCGTCACGATCCGCATCCTGAAGTGCCGCTTCACCGGGGACACCGGGGTGGCTGGCTTCCTGCGGTTCAACAAGGAAACGGGCCGCCTAGTCGATGCCTACGAGACCCACGGGCAACCGGAGGGATTCGGGGAGGACGATGGCGGTGACGACGATATTCCCTTTTAACCCACACTGGAGGAACGCATGGACCTGATCCAAGCATTGATCAACGCTATCGAGTGGCTACGCGCCGCTCTCCGACCGGACCCCTACGAGGGGATTCTGGTCTAACACCTCAAGGAGACCCTGATGATTCAAGAGAAATTCCCGAAGGTCCGTCTGTTCGACATCGAGACCGATGGCCTGATGGAGTACTCGGTGATCCCGGGGGCCGAGACTACCGTGGTCTCGAAGGTTCACTGCATTGTGATCCACGACTACCACGCCAACTGGTATCGCCGCTACCGGAGCGACCAGCCGGGGGCCATTGAGGAAGCCCTCAAGGTCCTCATGGACTCGGACCTGCTGGTTGCCCATAACGGGATCAAGTACGACATCCCTGTGCTGGAACTGCTGTACCCGTGGTTCAAGCTGGACAAGCGCCGCGTGCTGGATACGCTCGTTCTGTCCCGCCTGCTGTTCGCTGACATCAAGGACCGCGACAACGTGCTCCTCCGCAAGGGCCAACTCCCGGGCAAGCTCTACGGTTCCCACTCGCTGAAGGCGTGGGGTTACCGTGTGGGTGAAGCCAAGGGCGAGTATGGCGAGGGTGAGGGCAACGTCTGGGCGGAACTGAACGACGACATGGTGGAGTACTGCGAGCAGGACGTGAGGGTGACCCGAAAGGTGTTCGACCTCATGGTGCAGAACACCTACTACTTCAGCGACGACATGACGCAGTTGCAGTACGCCGTCCGTCTGGAGCACGATGCTGCGTGGGTCCTGGCCCAGCAGGAGCGGAATGGATTCCCGTTCGATGAGCGCGGGGCCGCTGCCCTGTACGCCGAACTCGCGGGCAAGCGCCAGACCATCCTCGACAAGGTGATGGCTACCTTCGGGTCGTGGTATGTGGCGAAGGGCGGCGTGACCGCCTTCCGTCATCCCCGCACGGGGGCACCCCTGACGAAATACCCGAACGTGAAGTACCCCAAGACCGGGGACATATACACGAAAGCCGGGAAGCTCGCCAAGATCGAGTACGTCAAGGATCGCCCGTACACGCCCATCGAGCATGTGGTCTTCAACCCCGGCTCTCGCCAGCACATCGCCAAGGTTCTGCAAGAGCGCGGCTGGGTCCCCACTGAGTTCACAGAAACGGGTCTCCCGAAGGTGGACGAAGAAACCCTCGCGGAAGCAGCGGAGAACCTCCCGGAGCAATACCGGGATGACGTGAAGCTGATCGCGGAGTACCTCCTGCTGGTGAAGCGGCTGGGCCAGATCGCTGAAGGCGACAACGCTTGGCTCAAGCTGTGCAACAAGGGGTTCATCCACGGCTCGGTAAACCCGAACGGTGCGGTGACGGGGCGTGCTACCCATGCCTTCCCGAACCTCGCACAGGTCCCCTCAGGGACAGCCCTCTATGGTCCCCAGTGCCGCGCCCTGTTCGGCGTGGAGCACATCCGGAAGACCGTGGTGGGCTGGGCAGCGGCTGTCCAAGTGGGCACCGATGCGTCCGGCCTTGAGCTTCGCTGCCTCGGGCACTTCATGGCGCGCTTTGACGATGGGCAGTACATCCGGGACATCCTCGAAGGGGACATCCACTGGGTGAACGTGGAGGCCCTCGGGTTGGTCCCTAAGGGGACGAAGCGCATCAAGGAAGGCCCTGGCCACGAGGAGCACGACAAGTTCCGTGGATACGCGAAGACCTTCATCTATGCCTTCCTCTACGGGGCTGGCGACGAGAAGATCGGGTCGATCATCCCGGGCGGAAACAAGGCAGTCGGCAAGGACCTGAAGAAGAAGTTCATGGAGGGGACACCCGCCATCGCTTCGCTGCGGGCCACACTGGAGGAACTGCTGGTCGAGTCCCAGAAATGGGTGGACGGGGTAGCGCAGGTCAAGTGGAAGCGCCGATGGATCAAGGGCTTGGACGGTCGAAAGATCAAGGTCCGGTCCCCGCACGCCGCCCTCAACTCCCTGCTGCAATCCGCTGGTGCCCTGCTGTGCAAGTACTGGGTCGTCCGCACCGAGCAACTTCTGCTGGAGCGCGGTCTGGTCCACGGCTGGCACGGTGACTTCGCCTATCTGGCATGGGTCCACGATGAGATGCAGATCGCGGCCCGCACCCCGGAGATCGCGGCGATCATCGCTGAGTGCTCCCAACAGGCCATGCGCGAGGCTGGCGACTTCTTCGCGTTCCGCTGCATCCTCGATACCGAATCCAAGGTCGGGGACAACTGGAAGGATTGCCACTGATTAACCCACACTATCGGAACAACCTTAGGAGAACCCATGAGCAAAACCCTGAAGCTGAACGTGTCGTTCGATGTCCGCGCTGTACTCACCTCGGAAGACCTCGCGCACCTCCAGAAGGAGTTCGATGAGATCACGAACGTCCACATCCCGAAGCTGCGAGTTCTGATCGAGCGGGAAGACTGCCCGGTCCTGCGCAAGATGTTCGGCAACGGGAACAAGCCCGACGAGGTGATCCTGAAGGTTGCCCGTGGGAAGCTGCGCCACGCCGAGAACATCACGCAGGGGACCTTTGAGGACTTCGTGTACACGGCCCTGAAGATCGGCCTGAAGGATTCCATCAAGGGCCTGACCGATGGCGACAAGACCCTCACCTTTTCCCCGCCTAAGTTCGAGCGGATTCACACCCACTGTGAGTGCGGCCTGAAGCTGATCAATGGCCGCTGCCCGGACAAGCAATAACCACTGGAGAACCACATGAACGAACTGATCAAAGTTGTCACCGCCATCCACCAAGACCCGAAGGCTTTCCAGTCGGACTACGCACGCAAGCACGCATACCACATCGCTGAAGCGGCGAGCCGGGGCTTCATCACCTGCGTCACGCTGGGCCTGAACCGTGGAAAGTGGTTCGTGACCGAGGAAGGTCTCGCACTGGCGAAGACCCAACAACAATGAGCGCCCCCGCCCAGAAGCTGGGGTTGCTGTTCGACGCTGACTTCTTGGCGTTTCAGGCAGCAGCCAACGTGACCCGAGTGGTTGAATGGGATGATGGCATCCTTACCACTTGGGCCGACCTTGAGGCCGCGAAGGAAGCATTCTGCAACCAAGTGGAAGCCCTGCGCTCCCGCTCGCGCCGCTGGTCCACTGCTAAGGTCATCATGTGCTTCACTGACGACTACAACTGGCGGAAGGATGTCCTGCCCTCGTACAAGGCCGCCCGGTCTGGTGTGGGCAAGGGAAAGCCCATCGCCTACTGGTTGCTCGTGGAGTGGATCAAGGAGAACTTCGAGTGCTTCCAGCGCCCGGGTCTCGAAGGCGACGACTGCATGGGCATCTTGTCCACGAAGCCGTCCCTGATCGACTGCACGCACACCATCATCGTCAGCCCGGACAAGGACTTCAAGACCATCCCCGGGGAGTTCTTCTGGATGACCACGGGGGAATCCCTCGTGCTCACCGAGGAGGACGCCAACTACTGGCACATGTACCAGACCCTCATGGGCGACACCACGGACGGATACGCAGGTTGCCCCGGCATTGGCCCGGGTAGCGCCGCCGAGTTTCTGGCCGAGCCGCATATCGTCTATGAGGACGAAAAGGTCCTCAAGTCGGGTCCCCGAAAGGGCGAGACCGTCAAGTTCTGGACGAAGCGACCGCTGGAACACGGGGAGGACCTGTGGGACGGCATCGTTAGTCTGTTCGTGAAGGCTGGCCTGACCGAGGAGGATGCACTGGTGCAGGCCCGCGTGGCCCGTATCCTGCGCGCCTCGGACTTCGACTTCAAGGAGAAGCGCCCGATCCTCTGGACGCGACCTGCCAAGGAGGATGTGGGCACTGATTAACCCACACTGAAGGAGAGGCTATGTGCTTTTTCAAACCGAAGATGCCAGCCCCTGTCCAGCCGCCCGAGAAGCCCGCCATCACCGAGACCTCCGCACCTGAGCCGCAAGCTCTCGTGATCGGGGGCGGTGAGGCGGCTACCACCGACCAAGGTGAGGGCAAGGGCAAGAAGGGCCAGTCGGCATTGAAGATCGACCTGACGGCTGAAGTCAAGGCCGAGAAGGAGTCCGGAGATGCCAACACCGATGCAGGAGCCAACACCGACCTCGAACGCGCCAAGAACAAGACCGAAGCCACGATCAAGAAGATCGGCGGAAAGTCCACTGGTGGCGTCCGGGCCGCAGGAGCCAAGGCTAAGTCTAAGGGTCCAACTATGTACTGACCTCGGATTCATGTCCGAGACCCTAGTAGCCACCGCTTGGGCCGAATCCCCGCTAATCCAGCGAGCGTTCCCCACTGCGGCGGCCTACTGGGAATACCAGTGCAGGTTCCACGCGGGTTGCCCGCAAGTGCAGATCACCCTGCACACCCCTGAGGGAATAACCGTTGGGGGTATCGTTCTTTGTTCCGTGGAGGATGCCCAAGTGGGCGATGCCCTGATGGCCCTCCACACGTTCATCCTGCCGGAATACCGTTCGGCGCGTAACCTTCTGGCCCTCAAAAGGGAGGCCCGGTGGGTGGCTCGCAATTCGAACATCCGGTGGATCATTTACCCAAGGAGGACCCCTGAAGGGATTCTCCACAAGCACATGGAGGTATAACATGGGTGGCGTTAAGAAGATCGTCAAGCAGATCGTGTCGAAGCCGCTGCAAGACCTTGGCATCATCAAGGAACCGGCACAGGAGGCCCCCGCAGCAGCGCCTGCACCGGCCCCGGCTCCCGTGATCCAAGCACCGCCCCCGGTGGCAGCCCCGGTTCAGGAAGCCCCGGCAGCAGCCCAAGCGGCCCCGGCCACGCCCACCGCTGGCGCAGACGAGGAAGTCCAAGCTGAAGCCCAAGCCAAGGCCAACCGCCGAGGCAAGAAGGGCGTCACCATCAACCGCGTTTCTGGCGGCGGCTCGGGCCTGAACGTCTAACGACATGGCGAACCCCGGCGACCGCACGGGGCTGGACGAGGAAGGCGCTGGCGCAATCTACACCCGGTTGGAAAACGACCGGGCACCGTACATTACCCGTGCGGAGAAGAACGCGCAGTACACCATCCCGTCGCTGTTCCCCAAGTCGAGCGACAACTACTCGACCGATTACCCCACGCCCTACCAGTCGGTGGGTGCCCGTGGCCTCAATAACCTAGCTGCCAAGCTGGTCCTCTCCTTGATCCCCGTAGGGGAACCCTTCCACCGTCTGACCATTTCTGAGTTCGACGTGAAGGAAACCGCAGGGGGCACCGGCGAGGAAGGCAGCGTGATGGAGCGCGCCCAAGTGGGTCTCTCGATGGTGGAGCGGATTATCACCGCCCACGGGGAGTCCGCAGGGTTGCGCCCGATGGCGTCCGAACTGATGAAGCAGTTGCTCGTGGCCGGTAACGGTCTCGTGTGCCTGCCCCCGCAGGAGGTCGCCTGTAAGCTCTACAAGCTGCACAACTTCGTGGTCGAGCGTGACTCGGTTGGTAATGTCCTGCAAACCATCGCAAAGGATGTGACCGCCTACGTGGCTCTCCCCGAGGAAGTCAAGGCGGCGCTCCCCGAGGGGGACTACCAGCCGAACTCCCCGATCACCATGTACACGCACTGCTACCGCGATCTGGAAAGTGACCAGTGGCTGGCGTATCAGGAGGTCGAGGGCGAGGTCATCCCCGGTTCCGAGAACACCTACCCCAAGGAGGGCAACCCGTATATCCCGATCCGCATGTACAAGCAGGACGGCGAGAACTACGGGCGCTCCTTCGTGGAGGAGTACATCGGGGACCTCGTGAGCCTTGAGAACATCTCGAAGGCCATCGTTCAGTTCGCCATTGCGTGCTCGAAGATTCTGTTCCTCGTCAAACCCGGTTCCAGCACCTCGGTGCGCCGTGTGGCGAAGGCCGCTTCGGGTGACTTTGTGCCGGGCAAGAAGGAGGACATCGAGGTTTTCCAGATGGAGAAGTTCGCAGACTTCCAGACAGCCAAGTCAGTTGCTGACGGTATCGAGCAGCGGCTGTCCTTCGCGTTCCTCCTGAACTCCAGCGTCCAACGCTCCGGGGAACGGGTGACCGCCGAGGAGATTCGCTTCGTGAGCGCCGAACTGGAGTCCACATTGGGTGGAGTCTACAGCGTGCTGGCGACCGAGTTCCAACTGCCGATTGTGCGCCGTTGGCTCATCGACCTGCAAGCCACCGGGAAGATTCCGGACCTGCCGACCGAGGCGCTGAAGCCCCAGATCATCACGGGGATCGACGCAATCGGGCGGGGCCAGGATCAGGCAAAGCTGGCAGCATTCCAGTCGCTCATCCAGCCGTTCGTCCAGCGTGTATCCAATCGCGTGGACTGGGACGGTCTCCTGCTGAAGGCGGCCAACGCATCCGGTCTGGACCCCGCAGGTCTCATCCTGACGGACCAGCAGATGCAAGCCCGCGCGACTCAGGAAGGCATTACCCAAGGTCTGGTCCAAGGTGGAGCCTCCGCAGGCGCTACCGCAGGCCAAGGCATGGGCGCTGCCATGACCGACCCCGAGGGTATCCAACAGGCCCTCGGCTAACCCAGCTAGGTAACTAGCCCACACTAGAGGAGGACCCTTCGGGGTTCCCCTCTTTTTCACTCTCAAAGGAGAACACATGGAAGTCAACACTGATTCGCTGTACGGCTCGGGCGTCATCACCTCGGGTGAACTGACCGCCGAGGAGCGTGCCCTGCTGGATAACCCGGTGAGCATCCGCGATGGCGATGACCTGCTGGAAGTCAACGTGGAGCACGACGACGAGAACCCGGACGAAATCCAACTGGACACCGACAAGGACCCGGATGGTGACGGCGAGGACGATGAAGTCGAGATCGACCCGCAGACCGGCCTCCCGACCGATGACAGCATCCAGAAGGGGATCAACACCCAACAGCAAGCGATTGGCGAACACGCCCAGAAGATCGCAGAAGCGGGCCTCGACCCGGCAGCCATCGTGGACGAGTACCAGTCCAAGGGCGCGCTCTCGAAGGAAACCTACGAGGGTCTCGAAAAGGCTGGCTACAGCCGTGCCGCTGTTGACGCGATCATCTCGGGCCAAGAAGCTCAAGCCCAGTTGTTCAACCAGTCGATCTACGCCGCTGTGGGCGGCCAAGCGGGTTTCACCAAGGTGGCTGAGTTCGCCCGCGTGAATGACCCGGCTGGTGCCCGCGCCTACAACGAGGCGTTCGAGTCCGGCAATCTGGCCGCGTGCAAATCCCTGCTGAAGTCCTTCCAGATTCAGATGGGCCAGAAGTACGGCACCACCAACAAGGGAGTCCAAGGCAAACCCGCTCCGGTCACCCGGGCGAACGCAGCGAAGCCCTTCGAGTCGCAAGGCGAGATGGTCAAGGCCATGTCGGACAAGCGTTATGGTCGTGATGCGAAGTACACCCAAGAGGTGGAACGCCGCGTCGCTGCCTCGTAAGCATTAACCCACACTATAGGAAGACTGGCCTTCGGGCTGGTCCCTGATCACTTTTCAAGGAGAACCACACATGGCAACTACCGTACAGAATCCGGGTCAAGTCAACAACGCTGGCGACCGTCTGGCCCTGTTCCTGAAGATGTTCGCTGGTGAAGTGCTGACTGCCTTCGCCCGCACCGCCAAGACGATGGACAAGCATATCTCGCGCACGATCCAATCGGGCAAGAGCGCACAGTTCCCCGTTCTGGGCCGCACGACCGCTGCCTATCTGGCCGCTGGCACCTCGCTGGACGACCAGCGCGTGGCGATCCCGCACAACGAGAAGGTCATCGTGATTGATGGTCTGCTGACGGCTGACGTGCTGATCACGGACATCGACGACGCGATGAACCACTACGATGTGCGCGGCGAATACTCGAAGCAACTGGGCGAAGCACTGGCCCTGACCGCTGACGGCTCGAACCTCGCTGAACTGGCAACGCTGGCTTCGGCGGCTGAGAACCTGCCGGGTCTGGGCGCTGGCTCCATCGTGGAACTGGCAACCGCCACCTCGGTGACCGTGGCTTCGCCCACTGTCGGTCAAGAAATCCTGAGCGCGCTGGCAACCGCCCGCATGACTCTGGGCAAGAAGTACGTGCCGTCCGGCGACCGCGTGTTCTACGTGACCCCGGAAGCCTACTCGTGCATCCTGACCGCCCTGATGCCGCAAGCTGCGAACTATCAGGCCATCGTTGACCCGGAAACGGGCAACCTGAAGAACATCCACGGCTTCGAGATCATCGAAGTTCCCCACTTCGAATTGGGTGGCGTGGGTGGCAAGCACACCTTCCCGGCTGGTCTGGCTGGCAAGATGGTCGGTATCGCCGCGCACCGCTCGGCCATCGGCACCGTCAAGCTGAAGGACCTCGCACTGGAACGTGCCCGCCGTCCGGAGTACCAAGCCGACCAGATCATCGCCAAGTACGCGATGGGTCACGGCGGCCTGCGCCCGGAAGCTGTTGTCGCTATCACGGTCCAAGTGCCGTAATGGCCGTCCTCCAACCCAAGCATAATGGGTGGGAACTGATCCTCGCCCGGTTCGCCCGGGTGGAGGACCAGCAGGAACCAGCAGGGCCAAGCGCACCACCCCAAGGGGACCCAGCAGGGACCCCAAAGGTGACAACCCGCAAGGCAAGTCCGCGTAAGCGTTCCGCTCCCAAGGAGCCGCAACAGTAACAAGAAACCCCCTCGGTGACCCACAAGGTTGCCTTGGGGGTTTTTACGTTCAAGGAGAACACTATGGCAGTTATCGTTACACCCCGCACGGAACTCGATGCGGTGAACGCGGTGATCGGCGTGGTGGGTGAGTCCCCGGTGAATACCCTTGAGGGGGAAGCTAACGTGGACGTGCTGAACGCCCGCGCGCTCATCGCCGTGGCCTCCGCAGAGGTGCAGGACAAGGGCTGGACGTTCAATGTCGATGAGACCTTCGAGTTGGTCCCCGACACGTTCACCCAGAAGATCGTCTACCTCCCCACCTACCTCCGAGTCACGACCCCCGGTGGGTCCCTCTACGTGAACCGAGAAGGTTTCCTGTGGGACCGTCTGGGCAAGACTAACCTGTTCACCGGGCGGCTTACCGTCACGATGGTCCAGCAGATTCCCTTCGAGGAACTCCCCATGTGCTTCCGCCAACTGGTGACCTACTTGGCCGCCAAGCGGTTCAACGCACAGTTCTACGGGGACTCCGAAGTAGACCGCAATTGCGACATCAACATCACGCAGGCCCGCACGGCTTGTGACGAGTTCGAGCTTGACTACGGCGGCTACAACATGTTCACAAATGACCCGTTCTTCACTGCGAACAGCGGGCGCTAACACTGGAGGGTCTGATGCCACTCATTACACAGACAATCAAGAACCTGAAGGGCGGCATCTCCCAGCAGCCCGACATCCTGCGCTTCCCCGACCAAGGGCAGGCCCAGATCAACGGGTTCTCCTCGGAGGTAGAGGGCTTGCAGAAGCGCCCGCCTTCTGTCCACATCAAGAAGCTCGACACCAAGCATAACGGGAAGCCGTTCGTGAAGCTGATCAACCGTGACCAGTTCGAGCGGTACTATGCGTCCTTCCACCCGGGAGGCTCCCTGACCGTGATCGACTTGGACGGCGTGCAGAAGACCGTCAACGCCCCGCAGGGCTTCGGCTACATCAACACCGCGAATCCCCGCACGGACCTCCGCATGGTCACCGTGGCGGACTTCACCTTCGTGATCAACAAGGCGGTCGCCGTGACAATGAACGGCGTGCAGTCCTTCCCGGGCTACCGCACCAACGGGCGCGCGCTGGTTAACGTTAAGGGCGGGCAGTACAGCCGCACCTACTCCATCGAGTTCAACGGTGGAGTCCAGGCCAGCTACACGACACCGAACGGTAGCGACCCCAGCCACGCAGCGCAGATCGACACCCAGTACATCGCCCAGCAGTTGGGCAACGCGCTTGTGGCCGCGCTGGGTCCCTCGGGGTGGGGCATTGATGTGGGGCCTAACTACATCTTCATTGAGGCCCCCTCCGCATCCTCGGTGTTCAACCTGAAGATTCGGGACGGCTTCAACAATGGCCTGATGGCCGGGTGCATCTTCGAGGTGCAACGGTTCAACATGCTGCCCGCTCAGGCCCGGGACGGCTACATCGTGAAGGTCCTCGGGGACCCCGGAAGTGGCGCCGACGACTACTACGCACGGTTCGATCTGGCCCGTGGTGTCTGGGTCGAGTGCCAAGCGCCGGGGACCGTGGGGCAGTTCACCAAGGCCACCATGCCGCACGCCCTTGTACGGGAAGCCAACGGGACCTTTACGTTCCGTGAGGTGGACTGGCAGGAGCGCCCCAGCGGCGATGCGGACACCAGCCCGGAACCCAGCTTCGTGGGCCAGAAGATCAACGACATCTTCTTCTTCCGTAACCGCTTGGGTATCCTCGCGGGCGAGAACGTGATCCTGTCGGCCTCGGGCGAGTTCTTCAAGTTCTGGCCCAAGTCGGTCGTGACTGCGGCGGACACCGACCCCATCGACGTGGCGGTCTCGCACAACCGCGTTAGCACCCTGCACCACGCCGTGTCGTTCGCGGAGGAGTTGCTGCTGTGGAGCGACCAGACCCAGTTCATCCTGAAGTCGGACGGCATCCTGTCCACGAAGACGGTCAAGGTAGACACGGCCACGGAGTTCGAGTCGGCCATCGACGCGCGCCCGGTAGCGGCGGGCCGTGGTGTGTACTTCGCAGCGCCCCGCGCCAGCTTCACCTCAGTGCGCCGGTACTACGCTGTGCAGGACACCTCAGCCGTTAAGAACGCCGAGGACATCTCCGCGCACGTCCCCAGCTACATCCCCAACGGGGTGTTCTTCCTCGGGTCGTCCACCACCGAGAACGTGGTCACTGTCCTGACAGAGGGCGCAGAGTCCCGGCTGTACCTCTACAAGTATCTCTACCTGCAAGAGCAGCTTGTGCAGCAGGCGTGGAGCCACTGGGAGTTCGGGCCGGGTTCTCGGGTCCTCGCGTGTGACCTCATTGGGGCCATCATGTACATCCTCGTGGATGCCCCCAGCGGGACCTTCCTTGAGTCCGTAGAGTTCACCCAGAACACGAAAGACTTCGACTTCGAACCGTTCCGGCTCTACATGGACCGTAAGAAGCAAGTGGAGAACATGACCTACAACGTGGACGCCAACGAGACCTACGTGTATCTGGACGACGAGTATGAGGGTGCAATGCCCTTCTCGGGCGACTACTGGCTGGTCAGCGAGGAAGGCCGCGCGAACTTCTTCCCGGAGCCTGCGGGCGGCTGGGTGCCGGTTGATGGGAAGCTGGTCCTCCCGGGCGACTGGACGGCTGAAACGCTGATCATCGGGGAAGCCTACACGTTCGAATACGAGTTCTCAAAGTTGCTCCTCAAGGTGCAGGACGAGACCGGCGTTCGGAGCGAGGACGTGGGCCGCCTCCAGATTCAACGGGCTTGGGTCAACTACAACAACTCCGGGCCGTTCGACGTAGTGGTGTGCGACAAGTTCACCTACACGATGTCCGGCAAGAAGCTGGGGTCCTACGTGCTGGGCGATGACGTGCTGGATACTGGGCAGTTCCGCTTCCCGGTGATGACCGCATCGGATCGCTGCCGCGTGAAGATCGTGTCGGATAACCCCGGCCCGGTGAACCTGATCGGCGCAGGCTGGATCGGCAAGTACAACCGCAGGGAACAAGCTCTTTAACCCACACTATAGGAGGGGGCCGAAAGGAAAACCATAAAAGGTATCCTATAAGGTCCCCTCCTTTTTTTCTATGAGAGGAGATTACCAACCATGCAATTGTATAGCGAAGACCTGACCGTGCAGGGCATCTTGGAGTTGATCGAGCAGGCCCGCCCGGAGGATCGTGAGGAGTACGAGTGCCTGACTGGTAAGCCCTTCGAGGCCCTCGGGCCGACCCTCTTGGAGTACATCGAGGAGAAGCCTTACCACGCCCATGTGGAGGCCGTCAGGGACCCGTCAGGGGCCTTGGTGGCTGTCGGCGGGCTGGACTCCCTAGGGGTCTGCTGGTTCGTCACCACGGGCCGCGTAGGGTCCCACAAGAGGGACTTCTGCGAGATCATCAAGCACCGCCGAGATGTGGTCCACCAGTGTTACCGGGTGCCATGCACCAATCTGGTCCTGATGGACAATGCGCTGCACGTCCGGTTCCTGAAGTATCTGGGGGCCGAGTTTATCAACCCAGTCACGATCAATGGTCGGGAGTTCCGCCAGTTCGTGATCCAACCGAGGAGCGACAATGTGTGAACCAGTCACTATCGGCATGGCAATCGTAGGCGTGGCATCCGCAGTCGCGGCCCAGAAGGGGCAGGCAGACACGGTGAGCGATGCACGCGCCCAGCAATCGGCCCAGTCCCGGGAGATGATCAAGCAGTTCAACTTCAGGGACGCCCAGCTTAACCAAGAGGACCGGAACGACTATGAGGCCGCCGTCCAGCAGTTGGAGAACAACAGCATCAACGCCATCCGCAACCGGGGCATGATCGAAGCTGCGTTCCTTGACTCTGGCGTGGAGGGCCGCTCTGTCGATGCCGTGGTCCGTGAGGTCGAGGGGCAGGACGCCCGCGTGGCTGACAGCATCCGCGCCGACTACGCGAACCAGCGCCGGGGCACTCAGGCCAAGTCCGAGCAGAGCTTCTTGGAGACCTCGGGGGCACTCGCCGGTCAAGCCAAGATTCGAGGCCCTAGCGCCGCATCCAGCGCACTCGCCGTGATCAACGGGGGTATGCAAGGGGCCGCCGCAGGGAGTCAACTGAGGGGCGCCTACAACGCCGCAACCGCACCCAAGGGCACACCGCCCGCCAAGATGTAAGGAGGATTCATGGCAGCTAATAACGCATATATGCTGTGGCGCCAGTTCTCCGGTCAGCCGCGTGTCTCGAAAGGGATCGAGGGGCCGGGGTATCGCGCCCAAGGGCAGGAGCGCACGGTGGACCTGTCTGGCCCCAGCGTGGCTTCCCGTCTGGCTGACTTCGCCAACACAGCCACTCAGGCGTTCGTGGGATTCCAGAAGCAGCAGTATCAGGAGGCCGACGAGAAGGTCCAAGCCTTCATGAAGGACAAGACGGTGGACGAGTACCGGCAGGCCATGAAGGATGGCAACGTGCCGTTCCAAGACGACACCGTGGCAATGTCCGTCCTGCACAACAAGGCGGCCTACACGAGCGCCCTTCAGGTCGAGCAGGATGTCGAGGACCAGATTCAACAGGGCAAGTTCAAGGACTTCAACGAGGCGGACGAGTACCGCGTCAAGGCCCTGAACAACGCCCGCAAACAGTACGCTGGACAGTTCGGCGTCACCGAGGACAACCCGGCTTTCAATGCTGGCTTCGACCGTGACCAAGAGCGCCGCAGGGAAACTCTCTTGCGCCTCCAGACGAACGTGACGAACAAGCGCCTCGCGCAGGAAGCCATGATGGTCGCCAAGACTGACATGGTGGCTCCCCTCCCGGAAGTCCTTCAAGGCTTCGGTGCTGAGGGCGCCGCTAAGTACATCGTCTTCCAAGCGACCCAAGCGGATAAGACCGGACTGGCCCGTTCGGATGCCGACAAGCTCGCCCTCGTGCAGCACGGCATCGAGTCCATCGTGGACCTGAAGGGTGGGGCCGATGTGCTGGAAAGGCTGGGCGCCGAGGAGTTGGAGATCGGCGGCACTAAGGCCAAGCTGCGGGACCTCATGGGTGGCGGTAAGTTTGACCTAGCTGTCACCAAGGCCCGCACCGCTGAGTTCGAGCGGGACGGCCAAGCGTTCGTCCAGCAGGAAGCCAACTACACGGACTGGATCAGCAAGCGGGATTCCGCCAGCGCGTCCAAGAATCTGGAGACCGTACTGGCAGCCAACAAGGGCCAGCGGACCCCTCAGGTCGAGCGCGCCTCGGCTGTCCTGTCGCACATCAAGCGGCTGGAGGAGCACGACGCGCAGGTCCAAGCCACGGCCCTCGCCAAGGCACAGGAAGATGCAGTCCGCCAGCGCGGGGCAATCCAGACCCTCGGGGGAATCCTTGCGGGTTCCATCACGGGCGGCGTGGATACCTCCCCGGAGGGCCTCGGCCTGAAGAACCGCGACGAGCTTGTCCAAGTCGAGCGCACCATCTTGGATAACATCCCTGATGGTCCCCAGAAGGATCAGGCAATCCTGAAGCTCGCCACCACGGTCCCCAACGGGTACGCCTTTAAGGCGGTCAAGGGCATCGTGGACGGTGCAGAGATGGACTGGGAGGTGATGCAGTCGCAGATCAATTCCGGCAACAAGGACGTGAAGGTCCCGGGAAGCGTCGAGCGCGCAATCGCCCTGACGAAGATCGAGCCTACCGCCCTGCTGGCAGCGAACGGCGGGAAGCAGCCCTCGTTCATGAAGGCTGTGGAGTCGGCAGCACGCATCGGGTTCACCCCGGCGCAGGTTGCCCAATCGCAGGCCGCATGGAAGGCCCTCCCGGAGAAGGAGCGCACCGCCAAGATCGCATCCCTCTCGAAGACCCCAACGTTCGCCAAGACGGGACTCCCCCTGACGGCATCCAACGTGGAAACCCTCCAGACCTCCGCAGGCGTCTACATGAGCCTCGGGCTGGACCCGGACTCCGCGATGCGCATGGCTGATCAGGACTTCCGGGATCAGAACGTGGTGTTCCCCAACAAGGCAGGCGCTGTCCACAAGTCGTTCTTCCAGTTCGACGGGTCGCGTACCACCTTCGATGCCGGGAAGGCCACCTTCGACACCATCCTCGGGGAGACCACCAAGGGTTGGGGCGTGGATACCGACCGGGCCTTCGTGGATTACGATCCGCAGGCGCAGGTTGCCCGGGTCCGTAACGTCATGACCGGGGAGACCCGAGTGGTGACCCAGCAGGACCTCCGCGCGCTATACGAGAAGGGCGCCAAGGCAGCCGGTGAGGCTCAACTGAAGGAAACCAAGAAGACCATCCAGAAGGAATCGCAGCGGCAGAAGAAGCGCAGCGAGATCACCCCGGATGACATCGCAGCGGCGGCAGGAGTAGGCACCGTCCGCTAATCAACCACAAGGAGATCGCAATGACGACCAAGTATGACCAACTGATCGAGGCCAGCGCAACGGCCAACGGGCTGGACCCGAAGAAGTTGCGCACCCAGATTCAGGCAGAGTCGAACTTCGATCCCACTGCGGTCTCCCCTGTGGGTGCCCGGGGGATCGCCCAGATCATGCCGAAGTTCTGGCAGGGCAAGTATGGGCTGGACACGCTGGAGGACTTCGACAATCCCGAGAAGGCTATCCCTGCGATGGCCCAGATCATGGCCCAGCATGTGAAGTCCTACGGGGACTGGAACGCTGCACTGGTGGCGTACAACGCAGGCCCCGGCAAGAAGAACAAGAACATCAACGCATTCAAGGCGGGTCAGTACGACCTGCTCCCGGCCGAGACTCGCGGCTACCTCGCCAAGCAGTCCCCGGAATTGGGAATCCAGCCGGGAAAAGCCCCGGGCGTGGTCGGCCTAAGTGACACCCGGGTTGACCTAAATACGCCCGTGCAGCAGACGGGTGCGGCAGTAGGGCAATTCCGAGACACAACCGCCGTGGGCGCAGTCGATAGCTTTATCCCCGGCGTGGTCCATTCTGCCATTGGCACTGCTTTCCGCCGCGCTGATGGCCCGATGGCTTCACTGCTGGGCGGCTCGGCCCCGCTGTCTCCCGAAGCTCTTGCCAAGATCGAGGGCGCCAAGATTGGCCCCTCGGGGGCAACCTTCGTGATGCGCAATGCGATGAACGAGCAGCAGGTCGATGAGTTGATCACGCTGGCCCAAGAGAACCAAGCAGCCGCCCGCACGAAGCGCACCTTCATGGGTGACCTGTCGTATGGCGTGGGCGAGATGCTGGGCGATCCGATCACCTACGGGACCGCAGTGCTGCCCGGTGGGGCCGCCATCAAGGCAGGCCGCTTGTTCTCCTCGGGGGTAGCCCGCTTGGCATCCGCAGGGGCTGTCGCAGCCGGTGAGGGCGCCCTCGGGAACCTCCTCTCGGAGTCCATCCGGGAAGGCACCACGGGCGTGGAAGCTGACTACGCCGGGGCGCTCGCAGCAGGGGCCGCCTTCGGGCTGGGCCTGCATGGCGTGGCGTCCGCTGGCAAGTGGGCTATCGGGAAGGCGGGCGACCGCATGACCGCAGCCGTGAGCCGAGCCGAGGCAGGGGAGACCACCCGGCTCCTCCAGAAGAACGGGTTCGATGACGCGACCGATCCCACGGTGTTCACTCCGATGGACATCGACAACGAGACCGGCATCAAGTGGAAGCAGTCCATCGACCGAGGAGAGTTCGGCATCGAGCAGGCGGAAGCCCGCCGAGGCCCCAACTTCCAGCCCGGTCAGGTCCCGGCTCTCCTGTCGCTTCCCACTGGGGGCACCCTGCACACGGCCACCGGCATCCAGTTCGGACGGGGTAACCCGCTGAACCCGACCTACCAGCACGCACAGGCTGAGATGACCGCTAAGGGCGTGACCGGCGTGGAGATCGGGGACGTTCTGGGACGCACCACGGAGACCGCCCTGAAGGACCTGTTCTGGAATCTCGGACGGGCCACCCGTGGGTACTCAGATGGGTCCTCCGGGAAGTTCGGGGTGACGGGCCAGGATGTAGCCCAGAACATGACGGGTCGATTCCACGACTACCAGTTCAACCTGAACGAGGCCCGCGTGGCCGCCGAAGGGGACCCCCTGTGGGCAAACTACAAGGGGAACGTGCGGGCCGCCATCAATGAGCGAGTCCAGCGGGCCATCCACAAGAAGGACCCCTCGGGTCTCTCGAAGGGCGAGCGCCGCATGTACGACCTCCGGGACCAGTTCTACAAGGACCTCGGGGAACAGCAGGTTGCCCCGGGCGCCCGCTGGGGCGTGGACGTGGAAGGCTATCTGGACGAGGCCAGCTTCAAGGAGAACTACGGGACGCCGATCATCTATGACGACCTGAAGGTTCGCCAGTTGGCCGACCAGATCGGGGAGGACACCTTGCAGGACCTCATCGCGCGGTCCTTCGTGGGGAACTACCTGTCCAAGGCCGAGGTGCGCAAGGCGGTGAACGAAGCGGTGGCCCAGCAGATCAAGGACACGGGCCGACCGCTGGATGTCCAGACCTACGCCCGCAACATCGCCTACGGCATCGTCAAGTCTGGCGACCCGCTGGACGGTGTGGGGATCAGCCATCTGGGGCGCATCATGGACTCCGGCGTGGGCCATCTGGACTCCACCCCGGGCTTCCGCAAGCCACGCAACCCGTTCGGCCATGACTTCGAAGTTGAGGTCCCGGGCACGAACGACCGCTTCAGCGTGGCCGACCTGTTCAGCTACGACACAGACCTGATTGACCAAGCGTACTTCAACCGAGTGCGCGGGGACGTGTCGCTGGCAGTGGGCATGGGCAGCAACCTGCAAGACGTGTCGGACATCATCCGGAACACCCGCGCGGAAGTGGAGGCCCTGCGCCCGGAGAACAAGGCAGCAGTGGATGCCGCCGAGATGCTCATCAACCAGCTTTACGGCGTGGGCACTAACTCGGACTGGCACCGCCTGCGGGCCGGGGAGTCGATCCTGAAGAACATCGCGTTCATGAAGTCGTCGGCTTTCATGGGCCTGTCCAACTTCACGGAGATCGCCTCGGGCATCCGCGAACTGGGCGCCGGGTTCATGGTCCGGGCAGTCCCCGGCATCGGCAAGATCGCTACCGCGCTCCAGAAGGGCAAGGTGACGGAAGCCAACATGCGGGTAGCCCAGAACCTCGTATGGGGCCGCGAACTGGACAAGGCGATCATCCCGACCTACAGCGAGGCCATCGAGCGCAGCATCGACCGACTGACGGAGGAGGCTGGCAACTCGGTGTTCAACCGGGCGCTTGGTGCCACTCAGGGCGCGGTTCAGGCCACGGCGGATCGCTGGTGGACCGGGAAGTTCCTCCGGGCGACCACCCAGCGGATCGTGGAGCAGTCTCGCGGGGAGTTCTTCGCGGACCTCGCACAGGCGGCCCACGGGGCTAAGTCCACATTCGCTAACGCGGCCAAGGCCAAGAAGGCATCGGTGACCCCGGAGCAACTGGACGGGGTGCTGGCACTCCTCAGGGAATCCACTACGGTGATCGACGGGGAACTCCGCGTGACAAACCCGCAGGCCCTCGTGAACGACCCCCGGGCCGCTGCACTGCGCCGGTACGGCCAGCACTGGTCCGAGCAGGTCATCCAGCAGAACACCGCTAGTTCGACCTTCAGGTGGGCCAATGTGCCCCTCGTGGGGATGCTGTCCCAGTTCCAGTCGTTCGTGATGCGCTCGGTCAACGCCAAGCTCATCCGGGGAACCGCCCAGACGTTCCGGGACGGTGACGTGGGATCAGGGATCGACACCTTCATCCTCGGGCCTACCCTCGCTGGCCTCGGCTACGCAGGGATGACCTATCTCCGCGCCCAGAAGTTCAGCGACGAGAACGACAAGAAGAAGTTCCTTGCGGAGAACCTTGGGGAACCCGGCGAGTGGGACATGATCGCGGCAGGCGCTCTCAAGCGTTCCGCTGCGTTCGGCGCCATCGGCAACCTGCATGACTCCATCGTGAGCCAGCCTATGGTGGCCCAGTGGATTCCCGAGTGGACGGCCAAGTACGGCGGCCTCGGCAGGACCTCGCAAGAGGCCAAGCTGCGGCAAGAGAAGATGACCCCGAACGAGGGAGTCGTCACCGGAGCCATCACCGGGGTAATCGAGAACGCGCCTTCCCTGAAGGTGGCCGATTCGATCCTCGGGCTGGGGAAGGATGCCGTGTCCCGCGTGGCAACCCCTGATGAAATCTTCAATGAGGAACGCTGGACGAAGAACGTGAAGGGGCACCTGAAGGGCCTCGTGCCGAATGACCCGATCAGCCAGCGAGCATTCCAAGAGTGGGTCGCTGATCCGTTCTAATAACCCACACTGTAGGAAGGCGGGCCTCCGGGCCTGCCACTTACAGACTAACCTTTAAGGAGAACCTATGGCCGCACCTACTACTGTCAAGGTGTATGACCTCGATGGTGTCGCAAAGGACTTCCCGGTAGACTTCGATTACCTCGCACGGGAGTTCGTCGTGGTGACCCTTCTGGGGGGCACCCGGCAGGAACTGGTCCTGAATGTGGACTTCACGTTCCTGAACGCGACCACCGTGAGGACCTCGCGGGCTACCGCATGGGGTCCCACTGATGGCTTCACCACCATCGAAGTCCGCCGAGTGACCAGCGCGGAGAACCGTCTGGTGACCTTCAACGACGCCTCCATCCTGCGCGCCGCTGACCTGAATCTGGCTGAACTGCAAACCGTCCACATCGCCCAAGAGGCGCGTGATCTGGTGACTGACGGCATCGGCACTGACGAGGAGGGCCAGCTTGACGCCCGGAACCGCCGCATCACCAACGTGCTCGACCCCATCGAGCAGCAGGACGCTGTTACGCTGAACTACTACCAGTCCCGTGTGGATGAGGTGGCTACTAAGCACGCCGATGTTGTGACCCGCCACGCGGACATAGTGACCCGCCACACGGACATCATCTCCCGCCACGCCGACATCACCACGAAGCATGACAACGTGGTCGCCAAGTCCACCAACGTGGATACCAAGTCGGCCAACGTAGACACGAAGCACGCCGAAGTTCTGGTGGCCCGTGACGCCACGTTCGCGGCCCGGGATGATGCAGAGGCCGCAGCCGCTATCGTCCAAGCCATCGAGGACACAGCGAACAACGCAGCAGCCGAGGCCGCAGCAGCAACCGCAGCCACTACCGGCCTGATGGACAACGATCTCAGCCTGTTCGTGAACGGCACGCAGACCCGTAAGATCAACGTCAAGAACGGGGACCACACCGCCCCGGGAACCCAGCGGGCAACCGTTACGTTTGACGACACGAACACCCTCGCGGTGACCCGTCACAATCAAACGTCCGGGGCTGTGCTGGATGTGCCCTTCAAGGTGCGCCAGTCGGACGGTCACATCGAACTTGCCACCAAGAAGTTGATGGGATTGGCGGACCCGGCAGCAGCCACGGATGGCGTGAACCGGCAGTTCCTTGATGCTCAGTCGCGCCGCAACCTACTGCACAACACGCAGGGTCTGGTGACCACCACTGGGGGCGTGACTGTTCAAAGCTATTTCCATGATCGCTGGCGTCAGGACATCGGCGGTGGCGCCGCTGCAACCATCTCCGAAGTTGGCGTGACCCCCGCTGACATTGTGGAACTCAAGGCGGCCCTCGGGGTATCTGCTCGGGGTGTCGTGGGGTATATGCGCTACGTTGTCACCAACGGAGGCTCGGGCGCCTCTGCGGGGTTCCTCATCACGCAGATGATGGAGGATGTCCGAATGTTCCACAACGAGACCATCACGTTCAGCGTGTGCGCTCGCGGGTCTGGAACCATTGGGTTCAGCGCACTCCCCATCTGGGACAGCGGGAATAACGCAGTGGGGGATGCCCTTCAGGTGAACATCGGGACGATGGCTCTCACCTCGCAGTTCCAGCGGAAGACCATCACGTTCACCACGCCTACCTATCCTAACTTCTCTGGGATCGGCGCAACTGGTGGCGCCCACGGGTACGCCATCCGGGTGTGGTTCACCGCAGGGTCCTCGTTCGCCACCCCCTCGGGAATCGGGATCGCCACCCCTACTGTGGAGATGACCGCCTTCCAAGCGGAGTACAAGGACCGCGCAAGCGCGTACCAGTACGTGGGACAGCCGCACGACCAGAACGATTGTGCTAGGTGGTTCCAGCGCGTGAACCTGAAGATGCGCAAGACGGACACCGCTGGCACCTTCGGCGGCGCCCTGCTGATGGCTTACTACAACACGAAGATGCAGCGCGGCCTTGGCGGACAGCCCGCACGGGTGGCGTTGTTCCCGAACGAGACCGGCCCGTGCGACGTGAACAACCCGGGCCTCCAGATCAACGGCGGCGGGGTGTTCGCCCCCAACACTTGGTCCACCTTCGGGTATGACAGTGCGTTGGCTCTGTGGAATGGCCAGAACGGAGGCAACCCCACTCTTGTAAACGTGGGCGACTACGCGACCGGCTCGGCAATCATCAACTGCGACCTGTGATGGCCCGCCCAAAGCTAATCCGCATCGCGGGTCGCCGGTGGGCTATCGAGTACCCCGAGAAGGTAGACGACGAGGGGACCTACGGGATCACCTACTATGACGACCATCTCATCCAGATCAAGGACGGGATGGCCCCAGTAGAGGAAGCGGACACGCTGATCCACGAGGTCCTCCACGCGATCATAGCATCGGCGGGCCTTACGGTCCCCGAGGAGGAACCCATCGTCAGGGCACTCGCAAGCAATCTCACCGGGGTCCTCGCGGATAACCCGACCTTCAGGCGGCACCTCAACGCGCTCCTGAAGTGAACCGCCAGCACCCGCTGGCACCCACCGGGGGACCCTAAGGGGTTCCCCTTTTTTTCAACCCACACTACAGGAGACCCTATGGTCAATCTCGATATGCAGAACGGAATCGTCCAGTTCGCACCACCGGCTGTCGTAGCCGGGGAGGCCGTGGCTCGCATTGCCGGTCTCTCGATCAACGAATGGTTCTACATCGTCGCCATCTTCTGCATGGTGATCAGCACCATCACGACTTCCGTGGTGGCCGTCCTGAAGTCCCGCAACAAGAACAAGGAGGAATGATGAGCCAATCCCTGCTCGAACAACTGCTGGGCCAACTCCATCTGGAAATGGCGCAGACCATGCTGGCTGACCTCCGCGCCCCGGACAAGCGCAGCCCGCAGCTTTACAACGCGATCATCAAGTTCCTGAAGGACAACGGCATCGAGATCGACCCGCCGAAGTCGCAGGAGCAGCGAGCCGCCGAGGAGAACGCTCAGTCGTCTGCCGGTCAGATCGCCACCCTGAGCCGCGAGCTTCCGCCCATCCTAGCCGATGACGAGGAATTCGCCCAGTACCATTAACCCACACCATAGGAGAACCCCATGAGTGACCTGAAGAAGCTACAGCGGGACACCAAGGAGGCTCTCCTGCACAAGAGAATGCAGGAGGACTTCCGAGTCTTCGTGTGGTTCGTCTGGAAGGTGATCAACCTCCCGAACCCCACCGAGATTCAGAACGACATGTCCCACACGCTCCAGAACCCGCCTTCCCGGCGTTTTATTATTCAGGGGTTCCGTGGGGTAGCCAAGTCGTTCATCACATGCGCCTACGTGGTCTGGCGCCTCTGGAAGGACCCCCAGTTGAAGATCATGATTGTGTCCGCCTCCAAGGAGCGGGCTGACGCCAACTCGGCGTTCATCAAGAAGATCATCTCTGAGATTCACTTCCTGAACCACCTGAAGGCCAAGACCGGTCAGGTGGACACCATGATAAAGTTCGACGTTGGCCCGAAGCTCCCCGACCATAGCCCCTCGGTGAAATCCGTGGGTATCACGGGGCAGCTTACCGGGTCCCGTGCGGACATCATAATCGCGGATGACGTGGAGGTTCCCGGCAATAGTTCCACCCAAGGGGCACGGGACAAGCTGTTCGAGTTGGTGAAGGAGTTCGACGCTATCTTGAAGCCCGGTGGCTCGGTGATCTACCTTGGCACCCCGCAGAACGAGATGTCGCTCTACAACGAACTGCTGAACCGTGGGTACACCACGCTGATCTGGCCCGCCCGGTATCCCCGGGACGACAAGCAGCGGGCCAACTACGGCAGCCGTCTGGCCCCGTACCTAGCGGAGAAGTACGACGCAGACCCGCAGGGCCTCGCATGGAAGCCCACGGACCCTGAGCGGTTCGATGAGCAGGACCTGCTGGAGCGGGAGGTGTCCTACGGCAAGGCGGGCTTCATGCTTCAGTTCATGCTGGACACGAGCCTGTCGGATGCCGAGAAGTATCCCCTGCGCCTGCGTGACCTCATCGTTGCCCAGTTCGGGCGCGAGCGTGCCCCGATGTCCCACGACTGGCTACCCGGCCCCGCGCTGGAAGCCTCGGCTCTCCCGCAGATTGGCCTCAAGGGCGACCGCTACTACAACCCGTATGCGTCCGCCAAGGAGATGTCCAACTACTTCGGGAAGGTTCTCGCTATCGACCCCTCGGGGCGCGGCAAGGACGAGACCGGGTATGCGGTGATGTACTTCCTGAACGGCTACCTCTACCTCATGGAGGTGGGCGGCTTCCGAGGCGGCTACGAGGATTCCACCTTGGAGAAACTCGCCTTGGTCGCCAAGAAGTGGTCCGTGAACGATGTGATCATCGAGGGTAACTTCGGGGATGGCATGTATCTGAAGCTGTTCACTCCCTTCCTCACGAAGGTCCACCGCTGTTCCGTGGAGGAGGTCCGCTCGGTAGGCCAGAAGGAAGTCCGCATCGCTGACGTGCTGGAGCCGCTGTTCGGTGCCCACAAGTTCTGCGTGGCGGAGCAGGCCATCGAGCACGACTACGCGACCGCGAAGGATCAGGACGGCAAGTATGATCCCAAGTACAGCGCCTTCTACCAGATGTCCCGCCTCACCCGCGAGCGTGGAGCACTGGCCCATGATGACCGCTTGGACGCTGTGGCTATGGCCGCTGCCTTCTTCGTGGAGCGCATGGACGTGGACGTTGCCAAGGGCATCCAGCAGGCCACCGAGGAGTTCCTCGCGGCCCAGATGGAGGACCCCTTGAGGACCGGCCAGGAACTCACGAGGTACATCTCCGGAAGTGACGGGATGGTCATTATCTCGACGGAGGACCCTGAGGATTACTGGGGTGACGTGAACGCCTTCGATGACTGATCTGAACCCCCCCTGTAGAAAACACGTTAGCAGCACGTTAGCCGAAGTTAGGTTAACCCACACTATAGGGGAGGGGACCTGAAAAGTTACCCTACAGATAAAGGAGATACCGACATGTGCCCTGAGAGGTCCCACTGCTTGTGGGGTCCCTCCGGGGCCTATGCCGGTCTCATGACCGATCATAACATCATCAATGAATCAACAATGAAGGAGGTATCCCTATGGATAAGCTGAAGGCTGTAGCTCTCACTGTCGTGAAGGCTCGCTCGTTTTGGGCACTGGTCGCTGTGGTGGCCGCTGGTCTGGGCTTTACTGCTGTACCTGCCGGTACGCTCGAAGCTGTCGGCTGTGCTCTTGCTGGCGGCTGTGTGTGATGTCGTCGCCCGGGGTTTCGTTAGCACTCTACCCCGGGATTAGCACTTTGGGTCAATACCTGAGGAGCACCTCTAGTGTCCACCTATATGTGACCCTGTAGTCAAGGGCCTGAGGTGTACCCTTTAGGTGACCCAAAGGGCACCCTTGAGGTAAACTGGTAGGAAAAATCTGAGAGGGTATCTCATGAAAGTGCTCTGGCTGGTTTCCCCCCTCTGGGGTTCCTCTCAGGTGCTGCCCCTCGGTGAGTCCCCCGGGGCACTAGTAGTGTGCCTTGAGGGGCCTAGTGGGGTCAACCTAGGGGTAACCCTGAGGGATGGCAGCCTATGGGGACCATTAGGTGTACCCTATGGGGACCTTGAGGGTCATAGGTGGGGACTATCTATGTGTTGCCCT